GGCCCGCGATGTTGCCGGCACGGAAGCCGACAATCGACCAATCCGTTGTTCCGGCCGCCGCCCTGATGCCGGACGCAGTGTTGCCCCCGGCGTGGCCGCCAATTACGGACCAGTTCTTGACTCCCGGCCCATCCACGACAAGCCCGCTGTCGCCGTTGTCCGTGAACTCACAACCGTCCAGCACAATGCCGTCAACCGTTCCCGCGCCAGTGCGCCCGATGTAGAGCCCTTGCTGTGCAGTAGACAGCCCGAACCACGTATTCGAGATGCGCGTGTTGTACACGCCGCCCGCTGGCGCGATGCTTCCCGACGCCACCGTGGTCCCGCCGTTGATCGTCCCCGCCGAGTCGAACAGGCTTCCGTCGATCGTCAGGGCGTAGCAGTTGTATGGCGCAGGGGTATCAACCCAGAGGCCTTTCCCGTGCTTCGTTACGTTGGTCCCTGAGATGAACGCTGTGTCGCCGTTCTGGAAGCGAATGCCGAACCCAGGCTGATCGCCCGTGTTTGGCCCGGTCACGATCCCGTCGACGATGAGTGTGTTGCTGAAATTCAGCGCCTGGATTCCGCCTGTTCCGGCCAGGATTGACGGGTTGCGAAGAACCGGGTTGATGATTCGCGTCCCTACGATGACTGGAGACCCGAGCGTCCCGATCGAGATGCCGATGAAGTAGTTCGACAACTCAAGCTCGTCGAGCACCACCCCGTTGCCCTGGACGTCGACGAAGAAGCTGGCGGTCCGTGCGACAGACGAGTCGATCTTGATGCGGCGAAGGGCCGCCGACGTGTTCATGTACGCCACGGTCGCGTTCGTGGACGAAGTGATCAGGACGGACTGGTACGGCGTCTCGCCCTCCAGCACAACCCCCGCAGGGATCGTGAGTCCGGTCACTTTGAATGTTCCGCGCCCGAGCATGACGGTCCCGCCGAACGGCAGGGAGTTGAGGGCGTTCTGAATGCCTGTCGTGGAGTCGGCCACACCTGTCGGGTCGACTCCGGTGAACTGACTCACGCGAACAGTGCGCTTTAGATCGGCGACCACGGAGATGGTAGCCGCGCCGGTGCCGTCCTGGGTCCAGCTACCGCTTCCGGTCCCGCTGCGCGTGTCGACGTAGTCCTTTGTGGCTACGTCGTTCGCGAGCGCGGGCGTCGCTGAGTTGGTGATCCGCTTTGCCAATGCGTCCCACGCAACGCCGCCAAAGGTGGTCCCCATGGCAAGCTCCGCACGATCGATGGACTCCTGCGCGAGGTAGAACGCTTGCTGCGAATCCGCGTCGAGCGTCTCTTCGTCGAGCGGCCCCGCCGTGTAGTCGACCAGGCGGGCGGTCTTGGAACTGTTGCGGTAGATGAGGATCGTACTGAGCGCGGCCGGCGTGCTCGTGATCTGAATGAGGGCCGGGTTCACCCAAGTGAACGGGGCCGTGACACCGTCAACTTCGACGTTGACGTGCGACTTCTTGATGTACGGAAAGGGGACGGCGTACTGGTTCGTAACGCCGTCGCCGGTGAGGGTCGTGCGGGAGAGTGCCATGTCTTCTCAGGGGAACCCCGAGAGCATGACGCCCTCGGGTTATTGCGGGGGCTCTACGAACGCTTTCGCGATCCGGAACCACTGATTGAACGGCGCCAAAAGAAACGCCTTCTTCTTGAACTTCTCGATGTCGCCCTCGGCGACGGCGTTGGCCGACTGCCCGATGGTCGCGAGCGTTCCCGCCCACGGTCCCATGAGGGACTCCCACCACGCGTTGTTGCGGTAGCGCGACGACACACCGTCCGGCGAATAGCCCGAGAGCTTCATGCCGGCGTCGATGTACGGGGACAGGTACGCGAAGACGCCCGAGCGATCGAGCACCTCCTTGGTCCACTGCTCCGCGGAATACTTCGCGGGGTCCTTGCCGTTCATGTAGGCGCGGATGGTGGAGACGAAGCTCGCCATCCCGAACAGGATCGCGAACGACTGGGCCGCCTGGGCATCGCCATTGAGCATCAGGCGTTGCGTCGCAGGCACGAGGAAGCGGTTGATCGAGGCAAACCCGAAGCTGCCGAACTGAAGCATGAGCTTGCCCAGAGTGGTCCCCATGAGGTTCGGCAAATCGCCGACGCCGGGGCTCATCTGAGCGCGATCCATGATGCGGCGAACGGCGATGCGCAACTGCTTGTGCGCATCCGCTCCGCCGGCCTCTTGGTGCCACAGGTGAGCGTTCGGATCGAACACCCCGTCGACATCCTTGCCGTGCTTCCCGAAGAACTTCGCCAGGGTCTTGGCTTCCGTCTCCCCAATACCGAGGACGGCAAGCTCCGCCTTCTGGCCGGCTTTGAGGCCGGCGTAGTTGGGAAGCATGTCGCGGAGCTTCGACATCGCGGCGATGGCCGCGGTGGTCTTGCCCATCGTGTTCCAGGCGTACATGCCCGAGTACACGTTCATGCGCTGCGTCAGGGTGTTCGTGACGCGGTCAACGGCGGACGTAACGCGCTGCTTCAGAGAGCCCCGAGGGCCGACCCCTCCGACGTGCTGAAGGTCGTCCAGAACGTGGAGCCTTGCGGTGGTCGAGTGGCTCATGACCATCTCGGCCGCACGCGCGAGCGTGAGTAGCTCAGGGCTCTTGGGGTTGATCGCAGACTCTCGCAGCACATCGAACGCCTTCATGGCGAACTTGTGCGACTCGGCCCCGAACCCAACGTGGAGGTGGTGAGCCGCCAGATCGGTGAACGAGGAGATCGGGAACCCCGCCGCGAAGCGGAGGTAGTTGAGTTGCCGGAGCTTCCCGAGACCCCACGTCACCCACGACTCCGGATCATCCGGTATGCGTGAGCGATTGAGCAGACGGTCCCGCGCCACCACCACGTCCTCCAGGACGTTGACGAGTTCGGCTTGGAGCTTCTCCTTCACCTTGGCGTTGGGGGCCATCTGGATCAACTTGGCGTATTCCTTCTCGATCTCCTGAACGTGGACCTTGAGGTCGTACTCACCGAAGCGCTCCATGAAGGCGAGCTTCGGCGCGAGGTCGTCCCACTGGCGCCCCATGACGTGGAGAAGGTCTGTGTGCAGCATGCCCATCTCTTCGGCCTGGCGGCGCTCTGCGGTGGTCAGGATGATGCGCCGATCCTTGACCCGACCGGACTCCCCTACGGTGTTCTGAAGGATGCCCATCGGAGCGCGTCCCGCGTCCGTGATGCCGTTGATGATGTCGTCGATGACATCCAGCATTGGCACGATCTTGTCGGCCTTCTTGGCGCCCCTGCGTGCGGCGGAGAGTTCCTTCCGGGCGGCCTTGAAGTCCTCCTTGGACAACCTCAAGCCGGCCTGAATCTCCACCCGCTCCTGCTGGAGCGCTTCCCGAGCAGCTTGCGCCTTCTCGAACTTGGCGCGACGCTTGACCGCTACGGCCTCCAGTTCGGTGATCGCGGTGTCAATGCCGGGGGCGTCCAGAGCGTTGCGCTCCGCGCGGGCCAGATCGTCGGCTTTGCGGGCCGCTGCATCGATCCAGCGCTGCGAGACCCGGTAGGTCTTGGCCGCTTCGGAGAACGCAGCGCGGGCCTCATTACGGGCCGCTATGGCTTCCTTACGGGCGGCCACGGCGTCCTGGTACGCCTTGCGTGCCGTGGCGAGGGCCTCGGGGTTGGCGTTGTTGCGGAGCGTGCGGGCCGACAGGACGCCCTCTTTGGCGGACGTAACGTCGGCGTTGCGGACACCCAGAGCGGCGCCCACCTGGTCCAGCGCAGTGCCGGCCCCTTGGCGGGTCGTCTCTATGTCGTCAGCAAAGTCGAGAAGATCGGGATAATCGCGCTTAATCGCCGCAATTGTCGATTCAGCTTTGGTGAGCTTGGCGTCGATGCGGCCGAGCTTCTTGGCGAACAGGGCGATCTCGGAGTTCCGGGCCTTGGCTCGAATCTCCGCGAAGGACGCGGCCTTGATCTCGCCCCGCACCGCGGTCATGCCGCGCTCGATGATGTCGAGTTCGTTCAGTGCGTTGTCGTACTGGGCTTGCGCCGCCTCGAAGCGCACCGCGGCCTGGCGCTTGGTGATGTCCGCCAGATCGCCCGACCACTCCTGGAGAATCTGGAGCCGGCGGGTGTCCCCCACAGGCAGCTTCTCGAAGTCGTTCAGGGTGAGCCCGTGGTTGTCCATGAGCCAGGACACATCGGGCCGCTTGGAGAACACCTCAAGGAAGAAGTTCTCGGTGTCCGCCCGGTTCATCAGGATGTTCTCCCGGTGCCACAGTTGGGCGTGGCCGTACTGGGCGCCGAGCTTCTGGTCCTCGGTGATGAGGCCGAACTTGACCATTCGCTCTTCCATGTCGAGCGAGGTCTTGAGCCACTTCTTGGCCGCCTTATCGGCCCACTTCAGGACGGTCTCTTGGGCGGCCGGCTCGGTGATCCCGCGCTCTTCCATGAGCTTGCGCACGGCCACCAGGTCCACGTCCGACAGCGAGCCGCCGGCTTGCCACAGATCGTTGGTCAGCATGCGCCGGACGATCTGGTTGAACTGGTGGGCCTCCATCGGGTTGAGTTGCATGCGCCCGCCCGTGAGCAGGGACACGTCACTCTTGACCGACTGCGCCAGGCTTGAAGACTGCTTCCCCAGCTCCTTGTTCAGTTCGACCAGGGCGTCGTGGGTGTACTGGACCGAGGACTCGAACGGGATCATGTTGTCCCGGACCAGGTCCTCGACCGACGCGGCTACGGCCTTGCCTTCCTGCGCACCCTTGGTGAACGTCCCGCCCAGATCGACCATCCCGTGGAACACGTCTCGGGCGGTGTTGGAGGTCCACTCGAAGGAGCGCTGGATCGGCGTCGCGCCGCGGATCGGCCGCGTCATGCGGGCCAGAAGGGATTCCCCGCCGGCCAGCTTGGAGTCCTCAGCGATGATCGCGCCACGGGCCGCCGCACCGGCAGACCCTCCGACCGTCTCAGCGGACGACGCAGGGTCGCCCGGACGGAGCACCGCAGGGGGGTGCTCAAGGGTGGCGTCAACGGCCGCCGCAATACGAGACTTCAGGGCCGGGTGCGTGACCGGCGCGAACAGGCCGATACCTCCGCCGAGGGCGGCGCCGATCCCGATGTTCAGGAACGACTCCTCCTTGGTGCGGAGTTCTTGGAGTTGCTGAAGGGCAAGCTCTTGGCCGCCCATGAAGGTCGCCCCTCCGGCGGCCATGCGGCCGACGTTGAAGCCGCGCCGCGCCTTGTCGGCGGGGCCTGCGAATGGGATGAGCGTGGTCACGTCGAGCAGGCTCAAGCCCATCCCAAGCGCCACGCCGAGTCCAGTCCCCGCTTCCGCGGTCTGGATGTTGAAGCGTTCCTGCCGAAGCTGAGTGGCCTTGGCAAGGAACTCGGCCTCCGAGCGGACGTTGTCCAGGAGGCCCTTGTTCACGTAGGGCGCGAGGTCCTGATACTCCTTTTCCTTCTCCGCGAAGTAGCGGTAAGGATTGAAGCCGGACTCCGTGGCGTCCCCTCCGGTGTTGACCCCGATCCGCTCAAGGGCGGCCCCGAGGACGGTCTCGCGCCTCCACAGGGAGATCGCGGTGTCCAGAGCGCCAGGGCGGTTCTGCGCTTCGATGACGCGGTCCGTCGTCGATGCGGGAACCTCCGAGGGGTTCTGAACGAAGTCCCGTGAGGTGGCCTGAAGGTCGGCCTTTACGGGATCAAACTGGAGGATGTCTGCCATGTGCTTTCGTTATGCCCGTGCGCCGGACGTGATGGTGCCTGTACGCGGAGGCCCGCTGGCTACCATCGTGCCGCGCTTGAGGCCGACGTAGGTCTTGTAATCCGGGACGCCCAGTTCAGCCAGGTTCGAGGCGCCGCCTGCGAACATGACGGCTTCCTTGTAGCGCCGGCCCCAGAGCCCGCCGATGTTCTTGGCGTTGGAGTTGTTCAGGATTTCTTCGAGCGCCGCCGCAGTGTTGCCCGCCTTGGTGGCCGCGGTGATCTTCGGGCCGATCAGGGAGGGGCCGTTGAACGCCATCGACACGAGGGCCAGGCGTTGGTGCTCCGTGAGCGGTGCGTCGCCCAGACGGCTCTTGACCACGTTCTCCGCCTCGTCGGCGTTGTAGTCGAACAGCCGGCGAATCTGAACCGGCGTGAGCTTCTGCTTGCCGGCGTAGACGGCGTCGAAGTCCGCGTCCGTGAGATCGAGCGCGTTCTTGAACACCTGGCGCCCGTCCTTGCGGTCCATGTTGAACCCGATCCCGACAGTGATCTTCCCCTTCTTGGGGACACCGTCCGTCACGGTCTTGCCAGTGGCATCGTCGTAGGCGTACTCGCGCGAGGCTTCCGCCCCGACCAGGAAGTCGTAGCGCTTCTGCGCGTAGCCTTCACCCACAGGTGTGTTGTACATATCGAATGCAAATCCCCCGCGCTGTTGCACGCGGCGTTGAGTGAGAGACGACAGGTGCGCGGCGCCCTCTTCCGCAGAGTTGATCTGAGGGATGGGCGCTACGGAGTCCTGCATGGGGAACCGTCCGGACCCGGCGGACGATTGCAGGTAGGCCGCGAACATATCGCGGGTCACTTGGGCCGGGTCCCAAGACGTACTGATCCCGTTACGGGCCATAGATGTTCCCCAGTTGATCCGAGGTCCCAGTGGGGCCAGGGGAGGTGGTGCGCTGCTTCACGTCGAACTCCATCGCCCGCTTGGCGACAGACTTCACAGGCGCCGGGTGGAAGCGGTACATGAGGCGGAAGGTGGTCTTCCCGCCGACCGTCCACGGGTCGATGGCGATGTAGTCGGGCAGACGCTTGGACAGCATCTCGGCCGCCGCTGCGGGGTCCGCAGGTAGCTTCATGGGCTTGTGCTCGTCGCCGCCGATGGCGCCCTCCTTGGCCTTGTTCCACGAGGCGTACTCCTTGCCTGGTTCGAGGAACACCGGCTCTCGGTCACGCATGATCGGGAACGCACCTGACGCCATCGTCTTGACGGAGTCGTTGGTGACGTAGAGGTCTCCCTGGAAGATGCCCGGAAGGGCGACCCCAAGCGACTTCATGTCGGCCTTGAAGGTCTTCGTCGAGTCCTCCACTTCGCCCGTCGCCGGGTTGGTGATGAGGCCCGGACGATAGACCGGCTTGCCGTTGGCCTGCGTGGGCAGCACCGACTTCTGGATGACGTACTTGCCGTCCGCCGAAGGGATCGCCATGTAGTCCTTCTGGATGTTCTTGGCGATGTCCTCAGTGGCGGCCTTCTGGTAGTCCGGAACGCCGGCATTACGGTAGCGGAGGAGCGTGGCGCCGTACTGGGCCATGATCTCGTCCGCGGCTACGCCGTGAAACTCCAGCTTGCGCGAAGAGGTGCCCCAGAGCCGGCCCGGAAGACCGAACAGTTCGGCCACCTTGTCCTTCACGCCCTCCTGCGCGGTGAGCATGGCCTCGGCGTTCGGCTTCGAGGGGACGCCCATGAGGTCGTTCCACTTGAACTCCGAAGAGTTGGCCGGCAGGTTGGCGAGCGACTTGTCCGCAGCGAGCATCGAGAAGGCAGTCGTAGGGTTGCCCCCTGCGACGGCCATGAGGCGCTCCCCTGCCTGGTACTTCTCGCGCGCATCCTTCGACATCATGGTGGAGATGTCGATGCGCCCTGAGTCGTCCAGAGCCTTGTAGAAGCGGTAGGCCCGAACCTGCGTGGCAGGATCGTTCGGGTTCGACATCATTGAGGACATGAGCCCCTTGAGGTCGTCCGCAATGGCGCCCGTGCGGGCCACCACTTGGGCGGCTCGAACAGCCGACTCTTCGTTGGCCGTGGGGTCGATCCCGTTCGCAGACAGGTACTTCTGCTGGTACTTGTTGATCTTGGCCTGGTCGAAGTCCTTGATCTGGCCGGTCGCAACGGCGCCCACCCAGTTCACGCCCGCGATCTCTTCAGCGAGCTTCTGCACTTGGGCGACGATCTTGCCCTTCAGCGAGTTGTACTGCGGGAGCCCGCCATGTTTGCTTAGGGTCTCCTCAAGGCCGGACAGAAGGCCGACCATCGCCACCGGGTCCTGATTGATCTTGGCGTCCAGGAGCTTGTCCTCGATACCGCGATACGCCTCGAAGCCGGTCGTGGTGATGTGCTTCGACCACTTGTCGATCATCGCATTCTCGATGTCGGACGCGGCCTCAGGGAACAGCTTGGCGTAGGACTCACCGTTCGGGCCGTAGCCCGGTTCGTTGATGAGGGACGACACGCGCTTCCACGCGGCCGGCGTAGTGGCCGACCCTACGAGGGCCTTCATGATGAAGCCCTTGGCCTTGGACTCCTCACCAGGGAACAGGCGCTCCGCCTCATTGGCGCGGCGCGTGAGCCATCCGGTGTTGATCTGGTCCGGGGAGTTGGAGATGTCTCCGACCACGGCCTCACGGAGGTTGTCCTGCCCCTTGAGGAGCACCTGCTTGATGTGGTTCTGCTTGAACTGGTACTGAAGCGTCTCGGCCTTGGAACTGAAGTCAGCCAGGAGGTGGGCGTCGAACACCGGGTTGCCGGTGCCGCGGCCGATCTCCTGATTCATGAACTCCTTGGTCCACGCCTCGATGTCCGTGTCGCCGGACAGTTGAGCCGCGCGGGTGGCGTAGTCCTGGTACAGCTTGTTGGCGTGCTTCTTGGCCGCCACCTGGTCGTAGGCGCGGGTGTAGTCCAGATCGTCCGGGATCGCACGCTCGTTGCCCGCGAGGGCGTCGGCCGTGGCCTGCGCCTTCTGCTGCTCGTTCTCGCGCTTGATCTCCTCCATGCGGACCATGTGGTTCGCCTGGTCGAGCGTATCGCCGGCCCGAGCGAGGGACTCAAAGAAGCCCCCTAGGGAAGCCTGAAGCTCACCAAGTTGTTGCCGCGAAGTGTTCTCGTACTGGACGGGGCGGTTCTCGAAGACCTGAACACGCTCACGCGGGCGCGAGTCCGGCGCCGGGGCGGCCCGCGTGCGGCCGAACTGTTGCTCTTTCATGCTGCTCCGTTATCCGATGGACAGGAAGTCGAGACCGCCCGTGACTGAGGTTTTGTTCTTGGCCGCGTTCTCGGCGGCCGTGCGGGCTTCGCCCTTGGCGAGGTAGTTGGCTCCCGCGCCGACAGCCCCGAGGATGCCCCCCATGCCGGCCGCTTCGGAGGCCCTTGCGTTGGACGCGATCTGGTCCGAGGCGCTCTGCGCGGCGGCAGTCTTCGACGCCTGTATCGAGTCCACCCGACCCTTGAGGTTCGAGTTGATCCGCGACAGATCGAGGCCGGCCGTGTAGGCGAGGTCCTTGTAGGCGGCCATCGAGATGGTCCCCGCCCCTTCCGCCGCCGCCACGCGGGCGAGACCGAGTTCCTTCTCGGCCTCCCGCATGCGGTCGGACCGCTCCTGAGCAGCGGCGTCCGCGGAGGCTTGCTGCTGCCGCGTGTACTCCGCCTGCGCGTTCGCGTTGTTCTGCGCGATCCGTTGGCTTTCCGCGGCGTAGGCGTCCTGCTTCATGCTCGCCTGCGCGAGCGACGACACGACCTGGAAGGCCGTGGCGATGGCTGCAAAGCTCATGACTACCCTTGCTTGGGAATGTTGTTGTAGAACCCGACCCAGTGCCCGCTTGTGATGACGGAGGGGTACGGCGTGTCGTTCGAGATGACGATCTGAGCGGTGTCCGAGCGGGAGTCCACGCGGAACCGGAAGGAGCCGCGCTCCACGATGCCGGCGGCGCCGACAACGAGGGCGTCCCCGAGCACCTTTCCGGACATCTTGAAGGTCTTCGCAGCGCGGGCCTTGGGAGTCACCGTCGCCTGGATGTAGCCGGAGTCCTTGAAGTTGATCGTCATGGTCCGCATGATGCAGACCCCTTCGGTGGACGCAGCGCCGGTCTCTTGGTTTCGCACGTACTGTGCCGACAGTTCGGCCGACATCGTGTATGGCGTTCCGAGATACGCACTGCCCGCCGAGTAGTCCCCAGAGACGCGGACGGAGGTCGTGGTGGGGTAGGTGAGATTAGACAAGCGCTTCCCAACCTTGCCCGTGAAGGCGGTCCCAAGGACGATCTGAACGTCGTTCGCGTGGGTGTACGGGACGGTCCAGGTGGTCCAGTCGTTGACGGCGTCGTAGACCCCGGTGGCGACGAAGCGGCGGTCCAGGAGAGGTGCGAAGCCGAGCCCTGCGGGGGCCACTTCGGTGGACACCGGGAAGCGCTCCAGCGCCATCTCGACGTTGTTCCGCTTGACGAGCGCGTACACGTAGTCGCCAATCACTTGGGCGGCCACGATGGAGGCGACGCCCGTAGAGGTCCCGAGTTGATACCGGCTCCACGCGCTCTGAACCTTCTCGGTCCCGTTCCAGTACGACGTGTAGACGTACAGGTTGTTGCGCTCCTGGTTCGACAGGAAGAACACACGGTTGCCGAGGGTGGACGCGGAGATGCGCACCATGTCTCCGGGGATGTAGCCTTCGACGTGCTTGGACACCTCAGCGGCCACGTTGGAGAACGAGTCGCCGTTGTAGTAATACTCGTAGACCGCGGCGCGTCCTTGCGCCTTGCCGACGAAGTAAAGCTGATCGCCCATCAGGGCGGGCCTGGCGCCGGCATCGATCTGGTAGCGCGTGGTCTCGTCCATCGTCGCCGTGTCCGGCGTGAGCTTCCCTTCGCCGCCCACTTCGAACTGCGCATTGTCGGACGTGAGGAAGAGCGCCTTGCGGAACGGAACGGCCCACTTGAGCAAGTTCACCGAGGTGTTCCCTGCGGATAGCTCTATGGGGTCCGAAGCGATGTTCGTGTAGGCGTGCTCCGGCCACAGATTGAAGGCGTCGCCGGCTTGGGAGAAGTAGACGTACTCGTCCCCGAGGAGCCCGACACGGCCGCGGAAGTAGGTCGCGTCCGCAATCGTCTTGCCAATGAACAGCGGCGGCGGAACGGAGGTCGCATCGCCGGCCGAACGGTCGGTCCAGGGGGCCTGCGCCAGGGTCCAGTCGCCGCCGGAGTTCCGCACCAGGCGGTATGGGAGCGAGGTCTTGTCGAAGGCGTTGGCCGCGTTCGGGGCAGCCACCTCGTTCCAGACACTTCCGTCCGACTGCACGAAGTAGGCCGAGAAGTCCGACCCTTGGTCCCCGCTCACCTTCCAAATCTGCCCGGTGGAGCCGGATGCCGCCGGCAGGGCGGCGAACGTCTGCCGAGTGCCGGTGATCGTCCCGCTTCCGGCCGCCGCGAGGGCCGTCACCTTGGCGGTGTTGGTGATGATCGTGTTGTCGGCCACGGTGGTGGCGCGGAACACGGTGTCCGGAGTGGCGGACGTAATGTAGGTTGTAGCGTCGGCCGCGGGTGCGTTCACCGTCTGTGCGACGCCATCGGTCAACCTGAATACTCGCAGCACTCCAGACGTTATCGTCACGAGGTACTGCTCGTTCGCGTCCCGATTGATGAAGTGCGCGAAGGTGTTGTTGGCCGCCGACAACTCTGAGAGCGTCCGGATGTGCTGCGTAGCCGGCCGCTTCTCGAATCCGCCTGAGACGACGGACGGCATGACGTTGTCCGCCTCCTCAAGCTGATTGGCGAGGCGCACGTTTGCCGGTTGCCGCGACACACCGTTGAAGAACGTCTTCAGCGGTTGTTCGACGAGCTTTCCCATTTACCTTCCTACGTAACGGTTCTTGCGGTACGAGACCAGGGCGACGGAGCGGGAGTCACGCAGGACGTTGTAGTCGTCAAGCTGCTCTTCCTTCTCCTCCATGCGCTCCCTTGCGGCCTGCTCTTCGCGGGTCTCTGCGGCGTCCAGAACTTGCGACCCGAGGTTGCGCTGCTGGTAGGTCCGAGCGGCCCGCTGCGCGATGTAGTACGCGATGTGGTACGGGAGGTCCTCGAAGTCCAGCTTGTAGACGATGTCCACCTGGATGTTCTGGGTGAACACGTTGGTGTGGTTGTCGAGGTCGTAGAGGGTGCCACCACGTTGCGTGATGTTCAGGTCCTCGAACTCTGTGTCCTCGGCAGGGTCCACGCTCAAGGTGTTGGCGGGGACCGAAATAGTGTTGGTGACGGAGTCGCGCGTCAACGTGACGCTGAACTCGGTGTTGCAGTGAAAGCCGATGGCTTGCACATCGCGGTCCACTTCATCTAGGACGCGCTCCGCCAGTTCGGCATCGCCCAGTCCAGAACTCAGCGTAGAGACCGGGCTTTCGCCGGTCCCCGCGCCGAGCACGATGTTGACCGCATCGAGCTTCGGAAGGGCGGCCATGCGTTAGGTCAGAAGGGTGGACAGAAGTGCGCCCGCGCCAGCCGGGTTGGATGCGTTGTAGATCGCGGCGGTGGACAAGAAGGTTGCGTTGCGCCAGGTCTCCGCGTCCTCGACACCCATCACTGCGGCCAGGTTTGCGGTGAGGACGACGAAGCTGATCTTGGTGTTGTCGTGATCCGGGTCGGAGTTGATCTTGTTCGTGCCGAGCCGGAGGCCCTTGCCGTTGACCGCGCCCGACGCTTGTTGCTCCAGAGACACCTCGTAGTAGTTGCCAGAGGTAGGGTTCTGGTACAGAAACTTGCGAATGTGGGGGAATGCCATGATGGTTCCTGAGAAGAAAAAAGAGCCCGACCGATACGACTCGGCCAGGCTCTTGGGGTACTGCGGTGCCTCGATTACGAGGTCTTGAACTCCACTGCGCACTCGGAACGGAGCGGGTCCGAACCGGAAGCCATCGAGGCCACCATGAAGTCTTCCTGACGACGAACGTCGCGGAAGGATTCCATCGTGATGTCGCGGAGCTTCACCGTACCGACAGACATCGGGGTCCAGAGGACGCCGGTCGTGGTCGCGTAGTTGGCGCGGTACTTCGTGTACACCGTGGTGTCCGAAGTCTCGTTGGTGTTCGGCAGGAGACGCGAGCGATAGATTTCCACGCCCTCGATCTCAAGGCTCTGCACGCGCTTGTCGATGCCGCCGTTGCCGGTGACATTGAGTTCCTTCTGGAGCGCCAGATACCGGCCGTTCGCGTCCTTCGCGTACTTGATCGCATCGAACACGTTGGCGTTCACGGCCATGTAACGCGGCATGTCCTCGGGGACATCCTTGTTGAACAGGGCGATGTTCGCGGTGCGGATCGCATCGATCCAAGCCTTGCCGTCGATGGTGCCGGTCGCGGTGAGCGCAGCGTCGGTCACGACGTTGCCGCCGGGGAAGGGACCGTCAGCGGCGGTACGCGCAGCGCGGATGATCGTGCGGAAGACGTTCCTGTCGAAGGTCTTGGCGAGGGCCAGGCCGAGTTCCTTGCTGTACTGCGAGGAGACTTCGAAGTGCGACATCAGTTCGTCGAAGTCGTAGATGCCGACGTGCGCCACGAGCAGACCGTCCACCGTGATGGTGACTTCGGTCGTGTCGATGTCGTTGCCGATCATCTCTTGACCCGCGAGGTGGTACTCGGAGATCGCTTTCCAGGTCTTCGGGAACTGGGCCGACTTGCCCGAGTTCAGGGTGCGAATGTTGTGCTTGTCGAGCGTCAGGACAGCTTCGCTGAAGGCCGCGAAGACTTCACCGCCGAAGACCTTTAGGAAAAGGTTCCGCGAATCGAGTGCGCCTTGGCCGTCACCAAACCTGGCCGGAGCCGAGGCGACTGCTGAGAATGCCATTTGATTTCCATACCTCCCGTTGCAGGAGGCAAAACAGGTAGAGACAGCGCACGGCTCGCCGGGGAAGGCTTGCGCGGGTGCGCCACGGAGGGCTTCGACTTGAGCGCTCGCTCAGGGTTGTCCGTCCGAGAACGGGCCAAGAGCTACCTGCGTGGTCTAGGGATCAAACGACCGAAGCAACCGCTACGTCGCTTTCGTCGTGTGACGCCTATTGCGTGCGGCCGTAGCGGGCAACACGCGGAACTGCAAAGGGGAGATATGCGTTGACGCCAGGACGGCGTAACGTGGGCGCAGGGAGGACCCCTGCGGTAAAGAATGTTGGTAGGTACGAGGCCCCTACCGGCACACGCCAGGACGCCGGACCGGGATCGTCCCGGATTCCCGTCCGTTATTCACGACGGGTCTTGCTTAGATGATCCAGCGAATACTGGGAGCCGCAGAAGGATTCTCACCTTCATCACTGCCGATAGTCGGCGTTCTTTAGAGTTAGACGATACGGCCCATTGTTCAGAAGGGTGTCCCAGTGGGGCGTCTCTTGCCGCCCGTCGATACGCGCCTGGCTCCGGCCATGCCGGGATGGAGCAGTAACGAGCCTCAGGAATCACCTGAGGTGTCCTCATTGATCCCCTGCCGTTGATGAGACGCGCTAGGATCGGGAGATGAGCACTGGGGTGCGCACTGGGACACCCTTCTGAGGTGTCCGCGGCTTAGAACCGGGAGAGGGCGATTCGTTGACGCACTTGCGCCCGGTAAGCCGGGTCTGTTTTGTACCGCGGATCGTTGATCGCTGCGGTCTGCTGCGCGAGGGACGGATAGCCGCCCGCTCCGCCGGCCGGAGAGCCGCCGTCAAGTTGGCCTTGAGGCTCACCATCGTCCGGCATGAAGCGCTGCTTGAGTGTCTGCAACGCGGCCTTCCTCGTGCCTTCACCCGCGAGGAGGGTGTTCAGGGCTGTCTTCTCGTCGGGCGAGAGTTCGGCCTTCGCCTTCGCCATGATGGCGTCGAAGTTTTGCTGGCCGCCCACTTCCTTGTAGGCGTCCTGCTTCACGCGCTCCGCCTCGGCCTTGATGAGCCGGACGTAGTTCTGCACTTCGCCGCGCGGGATGCCGACCTTTTCGAGGGCCGCATAGTCGGTCTCTTCGATGTCCCCTGCGGAACTGATCTTCGTACCTAGTTGGTTGAAGTCGAGACCCGCTGCGGCGACGGCTTGTTCGGCCCCGGATTGGGGCTTTCCGTCCCCGCTCTGGGCCGCCTGCTGGCCGCCCTCTTTGGCGCCGCCTGAGGACATCTTGGTGCGCAACTCCTTGTAGCTCTTAGCGAGCGCCTCGGTGTTGACTTGCCCCTTCTCCGCGTCCCAGAACTGCTCCTCCACCCACTCGGGGCGTTGGGGCTTGAAGTCTTGGGCCTGCGCGGAGGTGTCCTTGGTGCCACCCTGGTTGTCGTACAGGGCCGCCATTTGGGCCTTATATTCGTCGGAACCGGGGGCGGGCGACTGCTTGGTGTCTTGCGTTTGGGTTTGGTCTGGCATTACTCAGTAGGTTGGGGTTGGGCCGCGGAAGTGCCTACGGCCTCGGCGCCAGCGGTCGCCCCTGCTTGGGCGGCCTCCATCGCCATGCGCTGCTGCATCTCTTGTTGCATCTCGGCGTCGGTCTTGACCATTGCCGGGAGCCCACGAGCGGTGAACCATCCTTTGAGGAGGTCGCCGTCCTTGACCCGCGCCTGATACTGCTCCGGGAGCTTGACCACCACGCCGAGCGCTTCAGCGTACTTCTGCGCGTCGGCCGCCCGACCCAGAGCGGCGATGCCGGTGGTGAGGGTGACGTTGATGGTCTTCTTCGGCCAGTCAGGGAGACGCTTCGACTTCTTCATCAGGTAGATGAGGCGGTTGAAGCGGGGTGCCATGAGGTTAGAGGCGAGCAGCGTGTAGGCGCCGCCGAGACCGGATTCGATCTCTTGGGCCAGCATGCGAATTTCCTCTGCGGTGACACGCTCCGCATCCCGGCGCATGTCTCCTGATTTGAGGAACGCGGCGGCCAACTTCTGCGTGACTCGCACGACGGTTTGATCCGCAAGCTCGACGCCGTTGATGTTCTCGAACTTCAACATCTTCACGTCTTCTTCGCGTCCGGAGAGCACGGCCCCGTTGTTCGCCTTGGCGATGCGGGCGCGAAGGTTTCCGCCAGCGGCGTTCGGGCTCACCAGAGTGATGTGCCGGGACGCCATAGCGATGCCCTCTACGACCGACCTTGAGGCGTTCTCAAGGGTGCGGAAGGCGCCGATGTGCTCCTCGATCTTCGAGCGGCCGTAGTTCTCCTTCGGGACGGCGGCCCACCGCGGACACCACACGTTGAGGGTGTCCTCATCGTAGTAGCCGAGCGACTTGGGGACGCGCTTGCCGTTGAGTTCCTGGTAGGTCTTGTAGCGCCCGTCCGGTTGGCGGAACCATCCGGTGTAAAGCTCGACGGTCCCGTTCGGGTCCTTGGCTACGGCCGGATCGATCATCCACTGGAGTTCTTCAGGGACGGTCGAAGGGTGCATCTCTTCGAGCGTGATGGTCTTGACCATCTTACCCACCGCGTCGCGGACGGTTACGAACTGGTCGAGCCTGAATACCTTGATGAGGGCGTCAGGCGTCATGACCTCGCAAGCGGAGCCGGTGACGAGCAGGAGTTGAATCGTGAGGTAGGTCGCCTCGCGCCAGTGAAGGCGCTCGACCTCCTTGCGAATCAGGAGTTCAGATTTTGCGAGACCGCTCTCCACGTCGGGAGGGGTCTCGGTCTTGCCGGAAGCCAGCAAGACTTCGTTGCTCACTTCGAGCCTGGCCGCCAGTTCATTAGGCGGAAGGAGCGCGAGCAGGAATTTCGAGGCCAGATACGGTACGGCGTCTCCGCCGAACTCGTTGTAGGGCTCAGGAAGGTCCGAGGTGAAGTTGTGCCCCATAGGTGGAAGCAGCGACGGAACGGTGAGTTCCGCGTACTGCCTGGCCCTGCGGAGGAACGGTTCGCGCTTCGGAAACTCCGCCTCGTACTGAGTCTTGAGCGCGGTAGCCATTAGGGAATGGCGAGCCCGGTGGAGGCGCCCGAGGTCTGGGTCCCGGTGTCGGGATCGACCTTCAGAGCGCTACGGCCTTGGCGGGCCTTCAGTTGCTCCAACTTCTGCTTGGCGTAGTCGGCCGCGTTTGCGTCCACCGGAGGGGTGGACTTTGTGTCGATGACCGGGGCCGGCGTCACAGGTTGTGGGGCCGGAGTCGCGCCGCCTCCGAAGAAGCTGCTGACGAGAGAACTCAAGAGGCGATCTCCATGTACATGAAAGGGCCGGCGTGGGTGAACCCGAGGCGGCGGAGTTGATCGGCGTGGCCGGCCGTCGTGGGACGGGCGAACACGGCTCTCACCCCGCAATCAGCGAGGTGTCGGAAAAAGGTGTACAGACTTCGGACAACGGTGCGCGCGACAGTGCGCGGGGCCGAAGGGTCCGACGCTATGTGGAACTCAGCGGCCAGCGCAGAGCCGGCGTAGTGCGCCCAGAAGGCGGCGTAAGGCCGGCCCTCACGCCCCACCTCCCAGATGACGCAGCGGTCAAGAATCTCCGCTGACCACTCGAACGGATAGCTCCATTCCATCAGCGCTTTCGCCAAATCGGCCGCCGGGATTTTCCGAACTGAGAGACCGGATGTCGGCCTGCTGCTGCTCGTATTCGTGGACGAGGTCATCTACGAACTCCTTGACGGCGTCAACCCTGTGAAGCGCCACGAGGATGTCGTGGGGTGTCGTGGGGTTGTCGAGTTGGGTGCGTAGGGTGCGCGAAAGGTCCATCCGAGAGGTCATCTCTTGGAGGGTCTTCAGGAAGGCCCCGGTCGTGCCGGGGAACTCCTGGACACTGGGCGCGTTGTTATAGGGGAACATTTTCCTAACCTATTGATTTGGTTGATCTTTTACCAGGCCCTTCAAGTTGCTCACCACCGGTACTCAACACCCACCCCGACGAACTTGTTGCCGGCCGTATCGATGCTCCCTACGACCCCCGCATGGAAGTCCTTCACCCGCACGAAGTCCTGCCTCACGGTCAGGCGCGTGACAGGGCGGGGAGTGAGCGTATTCTGGAAAGCGAAGCCGTAGTCGAGCCGGATTCCGCCGCGGGTGTCTGGGGCGAGCCAGGGGGCGGGTTCGGTTTTGACGAGGGTGCGGGACTCTCCGGTGGACTCGTCGATGAGGGTGATGACGGTCTTGGGTCGGTCATCGTCCGCTTGAATCCTCGAAGCGGACAGCACCGATTCCGAAGGCTGGAGAGCTTGCTCGACCCCCAACTTCTTCGCGGCGGGCTTGGCGTAGACCTTCACCTTCGGCGGGGTGATCTCCACCTTTGGAACAGACGGTACAGCCGACGTAGCCTCCTGCACAGACGGCGAGCGGGACGGTGAGTTCGACTGCGGAGCCATCCACCATACCAAGCCAAGGGCCGCGAGGATCGCCGCCGCTGTCACCAGCACGGGTGTTTTCATGGATGTTCCTTTCGGTGTAGTGGTGCGGGGCCTCACGCGGCACGTCCAGGATTGCCGCAGCGCGGGCGTTGAGTTCCGGATAGAACGCCGCAGGGACCGGCGGACGGTCGTCCTCCAGCTTGCCGTTGAGCATGGCGTCGCGCAGCACCACGAGCGTGGACAGCATCTTGGTGATGTGGCTCACCCCGCTGTCCGGGTCGATGTCCTCGCCCTCCCACCACGCGAACAGGTGGCGGAGCGCAGCGTCGTAGTAGACCGAGGCCCGGACGCCGACCGCGCGGTAGTTGTGGCGGCCGTACTTCGCGGCGCCTTCGAGCATCGCTACGCCCAACTCAGCGAGCACGTTGGCGGGGACCGCGGACATGGGCGCCTTGCGGACCCCAAGGAGGTCCTTTGGGTTGGTCGGTTTGGTGGACCAAGACGGGTCCCGCTCGACTGCTGTTCCGTCCGCGAGACTCATTTCGACAGCCACCCTGCGTTCCACCCAGAGACCGCCGTCAAGTACGACTCGCGGGCCTTCACTTCGCCGGCCGTGGAGACCATCCCGAACCAGTACGCCCGGTTCTCCGGGAGCGTCGTCTCACGGCGGGAACGGGTGTCCACCTCCGTCGAGTGGTAGGGCATGAGAACCTCGCGCTCGATGCAGTACGCCATCCAGTCGGCCTCGTGCACCACGGGGTTGAGGTCGTCCGCCTGGCCGAACTTGCGGAGGATCGTCCCGAGCAGAACGGACTCGATCTCCTTGTACTTCGGGATGAGCCGTTTGAGGGGCGAAGGGATGTCCTTCATGTAGGCTTCAGTGGCGTCATGCAGGAGCGCCTGGCCCACCAGATCGGGGCGACCGAACTCTTGGCGCACGAGGGCGGCCACGAGGAGGGAGTGCATGGCGACCTTGTATCCCTCGCGGTCGCGGGTCGTTTGGCCGGCGAAGCGATTCTCCCGAGAGAGGCCCGTAGCGATGTCACTCATGGTGATCTCGCGGGGGTCCGGGTCGAGGAAGTTGATCTCCCGCCCGAGGGCGGTAACGATGGTCGAGCGGTAGTCCGCGGCGTCTGGCGCCTCGAACAGTTCAAGCTGCGTCAGGGGTCTCTCCCTTGAGTTGGATACGGCGAGTCAGGTCCCCAAGGCGCCACTCAATGGTGCGCGTTGTGGGGTCCCAGTCGGATGGGCGGAGGATGCGGGCGAGCGTCGCCTGCTTGAAGGCTTCCGCCTTGGTGGACTTCTTGTCGAGGTACTTCTGGACGACCGCGGCCCACATGGGGCCAATGAGGGTGTGGCCCTTGAGCACCGCTTCGGCGCCCACTTTGCCGACACCAGGGCAGCCCGAGAAGCCGTCCGTAGGGTCGCCCGCTAGGGTCTGGTACATCCAGAAGCGGTCAGCTTCCACGCGGCGGATGGTCGTAATCTTGTCGTGGTACGGGTCGTACAGAGTGCAGGGGACGGTTCGGAGGTCCTTGTCGGAGGACACGACGATGCGCTTCTCGTCTTCCGTCTCGGCCGAGTGCACGCCCATGACATCGTCAGCCTCGAAGCCGTCGATCTGGACCGACTCATAGCGGGCCTTCAGGAAGCGCACCACGTCCCAGAAGAACGGCGGCTTGTCGGTGCGCCCGTTCTTGTACTCCACGAAGATGTCCCTGCGGAACAACTTAGAGCGGTCGTCCGGTGAGAAGCACAGGGTTATCTCGTCGGCCGCCACTTTCTCGGTCCACGTCCTGAGCATTGACACGGCGACCCGCGTGTGGGCCTCCGCGCTGTCTTCCTTCTCGGAGGTCAGTCCGCCGCCCCAGTCGATCTCCGCTTCGGGCTTGATGACGGCGGCCTTGAAGGCCAACTCATCGCCGTCTATCAGAGCGCGTCGGGTCTTAGCGGGCAAAGAAGGCGCTCGCTGAGATGACGAGAAGGCCGAGCCCGACCCACGTCAACGTGAGGCCGATGAACGCCTTGCGATCTTCACGCTTGATCGCCGCGATGTACTCCTTGTCAGTCATCGCGCTTTCCGAGGAGGGCCTGAATGCGGCCCTTCGTGTCGTTCGCACGGATGGCCTCTTGGAAGTGCTCGTTGGACATCTGGTCCAGCGCTTCCACGCGGGCCGAGACTCGGCGGTCGGCCCACTCCTGGACCTTGACCAGAAAGTCGTAGAAGCGATTGACGAAGGCGTCGTAGAGGCGAAGCGTGTCGTCCGCCTTTTCGCGCACCACTTCGGTCTGCGAGTCGTGGAAGGCGCGGGCCTTTTCGAGGTCGGCCTCCATCCGCGCGAACACGTCGATGATGCTGTCCACGGAGCGTGGACGGAAGAGATTGATCTTCATGGTTTCCTCAGTGGGTTTCACCCCAGTTGTTGCCGATGTCGTAGGACCCGGCCAGTGGACAGCGCACGCCGAGCGAGATGCCGGCGTCACGGATTGCGTCAGCGAATAGCATTCCATATGGCCCTGCGATGGCCGGATCGACCTCTGACTGGACCTCGTCATGGACGTTGGCGCAGTAACCAAAATCGATCCCCCACTTCCACAGTTCCCCGGCACGGCGAAAGTGCAAGACGAGGGCCTCCTTCATTACAATGGCGCCTGCGCCTTGAAGCAGCGTGTTGAGTGCGGAGTGTTCCGAGCGGATGTGGAGGCGCCGGCCGTCGAGCCCGACCAGGTAGCCAGGCCGTTTGACCCGCTTGCTGATCTGCGTCTTGATCTGCGCCAGACCGACGATGCCAGCTTCGAGCGCCTCACGCGCGGCCTTGCCAGCGGCGGCCTTGTTCTTCGGCGGAGCGGTGCCACCTTCGATGGCGTCTTCAGCGATGATCGCGCCGATCTTTGGGTCGCCTGCGCCGTAGATCATGGCGTAGATGACACGCTTGGCGTTGTCCCGCTTGTGGAGCCCGACGATCTTGCGTGTCATGGAGTGGACATCGGTCTCGTCTTCCTTCTTCCCTTCGAGCAGAGCGCGTGTGTAAGCTCCTCCGTCGTAGGGAGTCAGGTAGTGGGCGAGCATGCGTAGCTCCAGACCTTCAGCGTCACACCCGACGAGCTTCTTTCCGGCGGCGGGTATCCACACCTCGCGCATCCGAACGTCCTTCTTGTCGATGTTCGCGGTGTTGGGCTTGCTGTGCGTCATGCGGCCCGTGACGGCGCCGTTGCTGTTGACGTAGCCGTGGACCCGGCCGTCTGCGCGGACGTGGTGTAGCCACCCTCCCCCGCTTCCATCGGCCTTGGGCTTGGACGCTACCTGCTTCCACTGCTTGTCGGCTCGCATCCACTTGGCGAGCAGCGCGGCCTCAGGGTACGGCAGTTCCTTGAGCACGTCTTCGTCCGTGGCAGGGTCGCCGCCGTCCGTGAACTTGCGGGGCCTCCACTTGTACTTCTGCTTCAGACGCATGCCGCGCTGCTTGGGCGAGCCAGGGTTGAACTCCTGAAGCTCCACCTTTGTGAGCGGCGTGCCCTTCAGGTAGCCGGACTTGGCGTTGTCCTTCTTCGGGATGAAGACTTCCGTGGCGACGTAGCGCGGCGGGAGCAGAACTTGAAGCTCACGCTCCAGCTTGGTCTTCTCTTCGAGGAACTCGGCGGCCAACATCTGGGCCTTCTTCACGTCGAGCGTGAAGCCGTTCTCCATCTGGAGCCGGATGATCTCCGCAACGTTGTGCTCAAGGCGGACGCTACGGCCCCACGCCGGAATCTCCGCGGCCTGTTGCCGCCAGAGGCGCATGGTGATGCGAACGTCCTGCTCGCAGTAGTCCTCCATCGGAAGGGTCCACTGGGACCAGTCGGAGTATTCGCCTTTCGGCATCTTGAACTCGCGGCCGTAGGACTCCAGACTGTGTTCGCCCCGCTCCGGGTTGAACAGACGGCCGATGACCATCGTGTCCCACGAGCGGTCCAGGGAGAGTTCCACTCCGGTGATCTTCTTGATGGCTTGTCGGTCGTAGCCGATGCCGTTGTGCGCGACGGTGTCGGCCGAGAGTAACCGCTGGACACCTTCAGCGAGAGTGCCGTCCGGCTTGCGGACATCGAGTCCGTGGTCGGAATAGCGTTTGACTTCCCCGGTGTCGGGGTCTCCGATCAGCAAGCACCAGATGACCGACACCGTATCGAGGAGACCGTCAGTCTCCACGTCATAGACCAGTGCTTGCAGCGGATCAACCTTTCGAACGGATGTCGTCTAGCGCTTCGGCAGCGCGAAGCAGTTCACGCGCAAACTCGCGGAGGTCAATCGCGGTGAACACCTGCGAACTCTCCAAGCCTTCCTCGACTTGACGCGCTGACGCATACCCGATGGATAGGCGAACCTCGTCTCCTTCGAGAGCCAGCGAAACCTCTGCCATCGAGTCGGAGGTGAGACGCTGAGTCACCCCTTTTCGGAACTTCCCGTTCTTCTTCAACAGCTTCATGTCAGACCCCCTTGCATTCGGCCGGCTCTTTGGCTTGCTGTGCTTGCAGCATCAACGCCTGCGCGATCTGGCCGAGTTGTTGGTAGGCGCCTACGCAGGCGTTGAGGTTGTCCTGCGTCTCGCGGACTTCTCCGAGGTTCACACACGCGGGAAGCGTGGTGGCAAACAGTACGGCAGCAATGAGTCGTTTCATACGAGTCCTCTGTGTGTGGCGTAGGCGATGCCAGCGTTGCCGATGGCGTAGCCCGCGAATGAGACGGCCATACCGACGTTGCCCTTCAGGGCGTAGTCAGCGGCCACCCCGACGTAAAGCAGAATGGATACAGCAAGCAGGCCGAGGCCCATGTCACTTCCTGAGTTGACGCACGAACGCCGCTACGGCCTCCAATTGGTCCGGCGTGGCGGTGCTCTTGATGTTGTTGGCGAGGTGCGAAAGGACGATGACGTTGCCCTTCACGTACCCCTTCTTGGGGTCGATGCGATCCAGCGAAGCGCTGGCCTTGTGGGGCCACGGCCCGTGTGGATTTGGCCCGAGCTTGAGGCCCAGAGCCGGACACCACTTCGGAACGTGGATGTCATCCACCGTGATGTCGAACGGTATGCCCGCTTTCTTGGCCCGGTATCTCGACCACCGCAGGAGGTTCCCGGCGGCGGTCTTGGACGGCGACTTAGAAGCCGGCCGTGTGGTCGATTTCTTCGGCAAGAAGTCTGCCTGTTTCCTTGTTGTAGACGAGCGTGTCGGCCAGGCCAAGGTCGCCCCACTCGCGGTTCTTCAAGACCCGCAGGTTGGCCTCGTTGGGGTTGTCCCCTTGTTGGTCCCGCTCCAGCGCGATGATGGTGTCGGGGATTTGCTTCAACGTCCCCGAACCGCGGAGGTCGTCAAGGCTCACCCTTCCGCCCTCCTCATGGCTCTTCCCTTCGGGCTTGCTCAGGTGGCAGATCGCCAGCACCCCGACCCCCGTCTCCTCGATCAGAGATCGGAGCTTGGTCATCAAGCGGTCGATGTCCTTGCGCTCTCCCTCGCGGGACGACTCCATTCCCGACACCACGATGGAGATGTGGTCGAGCAGGATGAAGTCCACCTTCAGAGAGACCGCCATGTACCGGAGCTTCGACAACAGGTTGTCCGATTCGAGGGACCCGAAGTGGTTGTAGAAGTGGGTCCGTCCGTTGCGCACGACCTTGTCGAGCGAGGCGTTCACCTGGTCCGGCGTGAGGACCGTGGGGTTGGCGCGGAGTCGGCCGAGGGGGATGTTGTGGTCGATGGCGACGTATCCCTGCGCGGTCTTCTGGTACGACTCTTCGAGCCACACGTTCCCGGTACTCAAGGTGTGCGCGGTGTTGAGGTGGTAGCCTAGCTCACGCACGAGGGTGGACTTTCCAACCCCCGTGCCGGCGGCGAACAGGATCAACTCCCGCTTGCGGAGGCCGCGGAGCATCTCGTCGAGCAGCGGATAGGGGATCGAGTAGCCAGTCACACGCTGCTCGAACAGGTTCTCCGCGGTGATCTCTTCGCCGGAGATGATGCCGTCCGGGCGGTAGGTCCTGGCCTCCCATGTGGCGGAGACGATGTCGCGGACCTTGCCCGCCTGAAGCATCTCGTTGGCGTCCTTGTACCCGTTGACGCGAACGATCTTTGCTTTGCCGGGGGAGATGAGGGCGGCGCATTCCGCTGCCGCCGCTATGCCTGGCTCGTCGTTGTCGAACCAGAACACCACCTCGTCGTAGGACTCAAGCCACTCAAGCTGCGCACGTATCGCCTTGGCGGCGCCTTGCGCCCCGTTAGGGACGGAGACGGCGGGCCACGTCAGACCGAGCGCCTGCGCAACGGACATGGCGTCGATCTCACCTTCGGTGATGACGATGCGCCGGCCGCCTGTGCGAGCGAGTTGTTGGCCGAACAGTCCTGCGGACTTCAGGTCTCCAAGAACCGTGAAGTCTTTGTCGGGGAAGCGTAGCTTCTGGGCTACCTCATCTCCCTCGGCGTTGTGATAGGGGGCGATCTGAACCGCCTTCCCCTTGTACTCCCCGACGCGGTATCCGAACTTCTTGACCGTGTCGAGGTTGAGGCCCCGCTTGGGGAGGGCCATGAATTGTCCGTCGATCAGACCTTCTTTCCTCCGTGCTTTGACGGGGACCGATACTGGGTCCTCGACGTTGTTGAAGTGCGCCCCGCACGAGAAGCAGTGGGCGTGTCCGTCCGAGTACACCGCCATCGCATCGGACGACGGGCAGGACAGACACGCGCGCTTCTCGATCAGTTCGCTATCGCTTTCCAACAGGGCGGCCCCGCGAGCGATGACGTTCCCAGAACCCTTTGGGTTGCGGGACACGGTTGCCCTTGCGATCCAGTGCAACCCACTTGTCGTCCTTTACGTGGACGATACGGATGCCTTCGAGTGTCGTGACGGTGATCGTGACCTTGTTCGTCATGCGGCCTCCGACAGGCGGTCGAGGAGCTTCTGCGCCACGTCCTTGTCCAGGTGGTAGCGGACGTACCGCTGGCCCGTGGCGTCCCGCTTGTACTCCTTGCGAATCTGCGGCACGGTTCCGTTGTCGTTCGGCGGAACACCTGAGCCCTGCTCATTGACGTAGTAGTCGAGCGCGTCGTTGATCGAAGTGATGCGCCGGCTCAACGAGCGCACCTTGTGTACCGCGTTCGCTTCCACGGAGGAGATGCTCCCGGTGGAGGCGAGATGTCGCAGCACGAGCATCTCTTGGGGTTGCAGTTTCATGTCGGTTCCTATGCTGGATGGATGGTGACGGACACGCGAGGTGCCTCACCTGGTTCAGCGAATCGCTTCTCGGCGTAGAGCTTGGTGACGAGCTTGTCGTCGGGCCACACTTTGTTGTGGGTCATGACATCGAGAGCGGCCTTGGCGTAGTTGTCCACATCCCCAATCGGGACAGTGAGTTTGGAGGTCTTGGCCTTCTCGATGACGGCCACGATATGGACCTCGACCGGCGTGGACCAAGGACCCGCCCACTCCGTCCGCTGCGCGGCTAGAAGCGCGATCTTCTCCTTCGCCAGCTTCAGCCAGTTGGAGTAGGTCTTCGGGTAGTAGGTCCCCCACTTGGACACGCGGGGGCGAGCAGCGGGGACCGGCTGTCCCGGTATCTCCCACTGCTCCACCCGGCGACTAGAAGTCGCCAGAGCCCGCCCCGTCTTCGCCTTCGGCGGCGTCTTCGCCATCGTCGTCAGCGTCGAACGCATCGCCGTAGCTGCCACGCGGACGCTTCTCGACAAGCTGGACGGCCCGGAGTTGTAGGCTCACGCCCGTGTTCTCGCCGGCCTCGTAGGGGATCGAGGCGTATGCCACCTTGACCGTGTCGCCACCGCGCGGCGCCTCGCCCTCGGGCAGCTTGGCCGCCTTGCCAGTCGCCGGGTCGCGCTTGGTCGAGACCAGGTCGGGGGCGTACCTCGACTTGAACGTGACGACGAGCTTGCCGACGTAGTTCTCCCGCGGCTCCTTCTTCTTCTTGATGCGGCGTTTGTTCTCCTCGTCGCCGTCCTTCGCAACGATGTTCTCCCCGCCCTGCTCCTCGTTGGCGGCGTTCACCTTCTTCGCCCACTCGATGTTCTCGGGCTTCGCCTTGTCGAGGTAGAGGGTGATCTTGAACTTGTTGTCAGCGTACTTGCCCTCGGTGTCCGGCTTGTCGAGGTGTGAGAACCCCGCGATCCCGACAGGTGAGAGTTCAGTTGGGAATTTCTGCTTCTTCCCGGTGGTCTTCTCGGCCATGATGGTCCTGTGATAGTTGGTGGATTCCGCCGAAGTGGCGGTCTCTTGTATTAGGGGAATGTTTTCTCCCCGCTAGTTACGTTGTCACTGTATTTCACGAGAAAAAGTAAGGGCTGTCCCAGACTTCGGTGATGTCAAAGCCACCCTTCTCCGGCCGCGGCGGAAGCTCCACGTCCGGTGCGTACCGGCGCACGTCCTTCTCGAAGCGCTCCAGTCGATCCGTCGAGTAGATCGAGATGAAGGTGTTCTTGATGCAGTGCTGGAGCAGGGGAATGTCCGCCGCGTGACACCCGTATGAGTCGTGCACCAGGGAGAAGTGGCGGATGCCTTCCTTGTACGCAGCGTTCACGGCCAGGCACAGATGGCCGGCGTCGAACGAGTGGATGACGTTGGGCGCGGCGCTCTGCGCTTGCTTCACCACGTCCAGCCCAAGGTCCTTGTTGGAGTCCCAGAAGGAGAACGAGAGTGCCCCCTGAAGCGTCCGGACCCGCGTCTCCGCCATGTTCCAGTAGGCTTGCTGGATCAGCATGCCGGCCGGGTTGTGCCAGATCAGCGGAAGCCCCTCCTTGGCGAGCGCACGGGCGACGCCTTGGAAGTACCCCATGATCTGCCTTGCGGACACCACAGTGGCGGCCATTGCGTCCACGATCTTGTTCTTCAGGTACTCGGCGTTCTGGTACGGCCGTCCGTCCAGGTGACGCGTGTGTCCGTCCGCCACCAGTTGGTCCCGAATGCCCCGCTCAGTGACGCCGTAGGGCGTGGTCATGACGGCCCGCTTCACGGTGGACCGCGAGACATTCCCGACCCACGCATGGGCCTCCGCTACGCCCCGCGCTGCGTCGTCCGCAACGGCCTGCTTGACGTGCGCGGCCACCTCGGAGTACAGGTCTTCCCGCTTTCCGGTGTTCATGAGGTTGGTCGCGCGGGCGCCCGCAGGGTCGAGCCCGAGGGCGGACAAGTGCTGGATGCCCGAGCAGGTTGCGTCGATGTTGATCGGAGTGTGGATCGGATGGTCCACCCCGAAGGTGAGCACGTCGTCGAGGTCCTTGGCGAGGGCGAGGAAGACCCACGGGGCGTCGTAGACAGGCTCGCCGCGGTCGTCCAGTTCGAGCCACTTGCGGCCGAAGGCCAGCGGGGAGCGGGCAGTGGCCCGTACCTCTTCGACATTGGCGTCCGTCCACGCCACGCGCTCGTCGAGCGTGAGCTTGTCCTGGCCGGCGGCGTTCGCCACTGCGACCTTGAGCCAGTAGAGGCCGGTCTCGCCGGGACCCTTGCCGTCTGCAAACTGGAGCAGGCCCTTGGCTACGTCGTCCCCCTGCGGGTTGAGGTCCTGCGGCGTGGGGTAGATGCGGCCCCGGAAGTCCACGGCATGTGGGAACCAGATGGCCGGCCGGCTCTGGAGTTCGAGGGCCATGTCGAGCTTGCGCTTCAGGGACTCACGCTTGCCCTGCGCCTTGGCGTTGCGGCCGTGCACCTCCGCCCGCGCCATCTTCACGTCCGACCGCTCCTCCGGGGTCATCGCAGACCACACGTCGGCCGCCACGTCCGGCGGCATGGGCTCGTCGTCGAAGGACGGGAACCCCGGCATCTGCATTCCCCGCTCGTATGCCTCCCACATGACCCGAGAGACGAACGGATTGATGCGCCATCGGGTCGCCTGAACGGCGTTGACGGCGGCCAATACGGTGTCCGATATGGGGTCGTCGAGGTCGGCCGTGTGGCCGTGCATGGAGGTCTTGACGAGCTTCAGGGGGAGCGACAGATAGCCGCCGCGGTACGTGACGTGTGACATGAGGACTCCTACGTGAGAGCGAAGTAGAGGATGGTGAGGACCACCACGAAGTAGAGGAAGCCGTAGTCCTTCATTAGCAGCCCCATCCGATTCGTTTCGAGATCACCGGGGTCCACCCTCCGAAGGAAGCGAAGCGGGCCGCGAAGGCATCGTAGACGGGACCTGTCTGGAAGTACGGGGAGCCGCCGAGAGGGGCGCAGCGCCACTTGCGGGCCATCTCTTCGTAGGACATCTGCTCGACCTCGCGGAGGAGCGCGTTGGTTTCGTCTTCAGTCACAGGTCGTCCTCCTCGTCACATTCCATTGCCGACTGGTCCGCGCAACCCTCACATAGAACCGTCCCGGCCCACTCGCCGCAGTCGATCTGGTGCTCTTCACCTTCGCGGAGTTCAGTGGCGCACTGATCGCAGACTGAGACAAACCCGTCGTCACCGTTTTCCACGCGCCTGCTCCTCGTTGGGACGGTACTTCGACGTAGGCAACGGCACGACGTACATCGGCACGAGCACGTTGCGACTGAACACGACGACGGGGCCGTCGCGGCGGGTCTCCGTGCCGATGACCGAGCCGTGGGTCACAGTGCGGCGCGTGGCGGTGGCCGCAGGGAAGGGCTTGGTGAGGGCCTCGAAGCCGTACTGAGAGTCGTCCTCGGCCTGGCCTATGCGCCGGCCCTGCTCACGAAGGACGGCGGCACGGTAGGTCATGAGGGCGCCTTCACGTCGGGCTTGCCGTCGAGCTTCGTGGCGTGCGTTGATGTGCATGCTTCTCTCCTTGTATGGGTGTTACTGGATTTACAGGGCGTGCGAAACCCGCCGAGCGAACGCGGCGTACTGCTCTGCCCACAACCACCGGAAGCGCTCCGGGTCCTCGCGGACAGCGTCCGCGTACTGGTCAGGGACCTCCGCCAACATCGTCCCCGCGCTCGTCTTGATATTCACTCGGCTCATGCTCCGTCTCCTTGTCTGGTCGGACCTCTCTGGTCCAGGGTTTCGGTTCGGTCAACATCGGGACGAGCCACGGGCGGGACAATTCGTTGCCGCGGTGCCGTCCCTTGATCCAGCTTTGCGCCAGCGGGGTGAGTTCAATCACGTTCTCCTTGAAGAACCCGCGCCCGTCCGGCTTGCGTTTGAGGGCGAACTGGAACCACCCCCCTCCGTGCTCGACCAGGATGGTCAGGAGCTTCGTCCCGATGGCGAGACGCATCTCCCGCGACCACTCCACTTTGTCGAGTTCCTTCGACTTCGCCTTGAACTTCTTGAAGGCCCGCTCATCGATCTCCGGAGAGCGCGACTGCATGAGCTTCCACCAGTTCGGCGCCCCGGTGGTCCTCGCCTTCTCGTTCTGGGAGCGCTTCCACTCCCGGAACTCCACCTCCAGCTTGCCGTTGCGGCCGATCTCCAAGGCGATGGAGCGGACGCTGCGCGAGAACTGGCCGTTCTGCCCCGACTGGGCCAGGACCGCCTTGCCGGCCACGATGACCCACGCCTTGGGCTCAAGACTCAGAAGCGGGAACCACCAGTTTTCCCACCGCCCCGACTTGTGGTCGGAGAGCTTCTGCTTGGCCTCGGCTACGGCGTTGATGACGGCGGGCTCGACGTTCGACACCAGTTCGCGGAGCATTTGGACCCCCGGTTCGAGGTCGCCAAGGTCCCGCATCTCGGTGGTCCCGTCGTCGTTCACGGAGTACAACGAGGATCGGTAGCGGGCGATGCCGCGCGTAACGGCCCCACGCTCCCACTCAATCTCCTCGATTTCCTCCGGGGTGTACCCGGTGTGTGCCGAGAACTGTGCCGACTGTAAGTCTTTCATCCGATGGGACTCCGGGTTACGTTGTTACTGGATACGCTGAAAAAACAAAGCAGTACAGTGACTTACGAACCCCCGGTCGCGCTCTGTTAATCCGCAGGTCCCTGGTTCGAGCCCAGGTCGGGGAGCCAAATTCACAGAGAGCAGCACCGGAAGGTCGTAAGTTAGCGTCACACTGGATGTGCCGGAAAGTGTGCCTAGTTCAAGGCCCACGATCCAGGGCCGGCGAGCATGACGACCGCGAGAGGGAACAGCAACAGCGTCTCTCCGAGGTAGATCGCACAGGCCACCCAGTCGCCCGGTGTGACGGGGTTGCGGCGCTTCACGCGATCCCACCCATCGACCACGATGGCGACCACAGTCACGATGGCGAGCACGGCCGCAGCGAAGGCGCTCCAGAGTCCGAGCACGAGCATCGTGCCGAACAACGCCTGGTTCGCAGGGACCCACCACTTGTTGAAGTCGGGGAACGGGACACCGTCCTCCACCAGTGTGGTCCGCAGGCCGGCGCGGCGCTTCTCCGACGTGACCTTCTGCCACCCGCGGATCGCGTAGAACAGGCCCACGCCCACCCGGTTGACGAACAGCCCCGCCGACGCGGACCCCAGTCCGCCGGCCGCAAGTGCAAGGAGTTGCTCAAGCATGGAGCACCTCGCGGGGAAGGTAGCCGTGCGGGCCGAACTTGTCCACGCCCTCGGTTCCGAGCGGGACGGGGATGGAGGACTGACAGTTGGCGCACAGGCCCTCTTCGTCCTCCCATTCGACGGCCACAGTGTCGATGTAGTGGGAGACCGGATCGATGTCCGCGAAGGCGTCCTCGAAGGTGGCGTAGAAGTCGCCCGCGTGCCGGTTGAATGCGGTGGGCTTCTCGGCCCGGTGAAAGTGGCCCGAACGGTAGACGTTCAGGAAGCCTTTGATCTTAGCCACAGGAGTTCTCCGTTGAGTTACGATCTCGGATCGTGTTGAGTTGGAGGTTGTGATGCTGCTTATTGTGAAGCTACTGGACCCCGTGAGCGCAGTGCTCGCCGGGGTCCTCGCCTGGTTACTACGCGGGCAGAACGTCTTGCTGGCCGCAACGGCGGCGGGGCTCGGTGCTGGCTTGGGTGCCGGCGCCCTGCTCCTGGCCCTGCGTGGAGCCGATGCGCTCGACAATCTTGGCTACGGCGTCGTTGCCGCGCTCGTTCATGGCGGCATCGCGGCTGGCGTCTTCAGGCGCCGCCTTGCCGAGGATTTCCAGAACGGGGAGCAGTGACTCCACCGCGTCGAGCAACTCCGCGAAGGCAGCAACAGCGTCCGGAGGTGCGGCGGGATTCATGACCAGGAAGGCCGCCTCCGTGGTGCTGGCGTAGCCGCGCTCGATCAGCATGTCCGTGACGAGGGCGACGGTGACGAACCGCGCTGCTTGGGCTTGCGGGAGACCGCCGAGCAACATTGCGGCGGCGCCGAGGTTGATGTAGTAGGCGGAAGTCTTGAGGGTACGCATGGTGTTTCTCTCCTAGGCGCCCTGCGCCATTAAGGTGCTACGTTGAACTACTGGGAACTGCGGGCGCCCTCGGAGTGCCGGCTTTTCGCCAACCCTACGAGGTCGTTTACATCAAAGTGCGGCCCGTAGACCGGCACGCCCTCATACAAAAACTTCTCGCGCGTCTCGTGCTCCTGTGCTGTCAGGATCATCTTGAACGCGGTCTGGACGATCTCCGAGTCCGTCATGAACGGGCTCAGGAGCCACTTGCGGGTGGTCTGCTTGAACATCGCGCCGCCGGCCGGCTTGGCCGTGTTGTCAGGGGCGTAGAAGGACCCGACCAGGTAGACCCCGCCGTGTCCCTCGCGCACCTCGATGGCGAACATCGGAAAGCTGACGCGACTCAACACACGTTCGGCACGCTTGATGAACTGCGCCTGCGTGAGATCGAGAGGTCCGTCAAAGGTTTTCATGCTTCACCCCATATCCAGAGGAGGTTCGTGACGAGGCCCGCAGCATGCGCGAGGCCCCAGATGCCGTGTGCTCGGAGGGTCTCCTCACTCGCGGCGAATGCAGTCGCAAGGGCGATCCCTAGGGTGATCGCTATGCGGTGCTTGTTGTGCTTCGAGACGTGCATCTCAGTGTCCCCCTCCGCTCCCGAACGTGTCGAACAGGGTCAGGACAAAGAGGGCGCCCGCCGCGTACCCGTAGAGGCCGTGCGATTCAACGCACACCAGTCCGAAGTACGCCATGTGGGTCCACTTGTGACCTGAGTGGAGGAAGCGGGGCGAGGCGTGGACGTGAATCCACACCTTCACCCTGCCGAGAAGGTCCTTCATGTCAGAAGAACCAGTCTGCGAGGCGGTGGTCGTAGGAGTGACGCCATGCGTAGAGCCGGCGGACAGCATCCGGATCGGCGTGGTCGTAGCGAGGGAACTTCGTGTTGAGCACCGGGGTCTCCGGTTGTTCAGTGAGGAGGAAAGGAGTTCAGTCGCCACGTTGCCGGCTTCTGTAATAGCGGATGCTAAACGTGTTGTTGCTGTACAACACCGGCATGCAAAGCATCGAGGTGCTTCATCGCCTCGGCGCTCGACTTGTCCACGACCAGGTGGCCGTAGTGCTTCTCCGTCGTCTTCACCGAGGCGTGCCCCAAGAGCTTGGACACCGTGTAGATCGGAACACCGGCCTGCAATAGGCGCGTAGCGAACGTGTGCCTGAACGTGTGGGCCGGCGTGGCGAAACCGTACCGCTCAACCAGGTGCGGCGCGTTGAGCTTGGCCCGTTCGATGGCCGCTGCGATGCCCTTCACGGCATACCCACGCGGCCCAGAGACATCCGCCCCGTCCGGCCCAGTGACCCCCGCAGGGAAGACGTAAAGCTCGCCGGGGCGCCGCGCTTCGAGCCGACCACAAAGCACCTTCTTGAGGCGCTCCGTCATCCGCAGGGTCCCCTCATTGCCGACCTTCGAGCGGTACAGGTTGACCGTCCCGTTGACGCAGTCCACCGCGTCCCACGGAAGGCCGGCCGCTTCGGAGTACCGTGCGCCGGTATCGAGCATTACGACCGTAAGGTCCCTTTGATCGATCATGGCGAGCTTCAGATGGGCGGATCGCTTGGACGGCTCAGGGAGGCCCTTGACGGGCCGATCCGGGTCCAGTTGAGCCAGGAGGGCCTTCTCTTCCTCCACCGTGTACCACCGGAGCCGTGCGCCCGCCTCAGGGAGCTTGTGGTCCCCAACATGAAGGCCCACCGGAAGGCGGACCTTCCGTCCCGGCCGACGACCCTCCCGGAGGAGCGTCTGGATCAGGGACAACTCCCGGTTGATCGTGCCAGGGGCGTTCCCCTCCCGCTCCCGCGCGTCCACCAGTGAAGCGAGGTGCTTGTCACAAAGCTCATGGACTTTGAGGTCGAGCGAAAGCCCGTAACGGTGCTGCGTATCGGTCTCGTCGGGATAACCGAAGAGCTTGTCCAGGCGGGACCGATTGTTGCGGGCGTCCCGTGACTTCGATCCTTCCCGGAGATACCACACCTCCCCGAGGTCCATCAGGGTGGCCTCAGGGTCCGCCGTCACGTTCTCCTTGACCTTCCGGCGTTCGCCCACCTCCACGGCCAGGGCGTCCGCCTTGTTGGCCGTGGAGGTGCTCCCGCGGTACTCCTTTCCGCCCACCGTGAAGCGGTAGTACCAGAAGGGCGAATTGGGGCGCTTGTAGAGGCTCATGAGGCCACCTTGGGGACGACGAAGGAGCACGTCTCGACGGCCGCGTGTTGGTCCCAAGGGCGGGGCGCAGCGCGGCTCCCATCGGTGGCCGTAATGATGGCCGTGATGTGGTCCCTGAGGGTGGCCTTGAGTGTCACCGTGAGGGCCTCGTTGCGGCAATAGATGCCCGCCTCGGTCTTCCAGAAGGTGTACCAGGCGTCGCCCCCATCGGCCGGGTGAAGGGAGACCATAGGCGTCCCGTCGTCCGTCGCATAGAAGGTCCCCTCGGTGGGCCGGACAATCGACGTGAGCAGGGACTTCGACACTTCGAGCAGCGCCACTTCGGCGGTTGACCATGCCAGGGAGGAGCCGTGCATGGAAAGATCATTCGACATCTCGTTTCTCCTTTTTCTTGGTGAACAGCGCATCGTAGGTAAACGGATCGTAGAAGGACAGGAGTGTCCGTGTGAACTCTTCGACTTCCACCTTCAGGGCGGTAGCCCAGAGGCGGTACTTGTCCGGCGGAACGCGGGTCATGCCCGTTTCCACTTGGGAGATGAAGGTGTAGTAGTCCAGGCCCAGAGCTTTCGACAGATCGTTCTGTGTGAGCCCTGCGGCCTCACGCAAGGAGCGGATGTAGCGCCCCGCCTTCTTGCGGAGCTCCTTCGCCTTCGCTCCTTGGTTCGAATATTCGGCATAAGCCATGCGTGCATCCTCCGGCCGACTGAGGGAACAACCGTGAGTCGGCCAAAAAGCAGGGACCGTGAGGTTCCCTTTTGGGTTGACGTGGAGATGTCTCATTGGTTCCTGTCCAGTATGAGTGCGACTACGACCAGCACCACAAGGATCAGAACAACAAGTGACAGGATCAAGTATCGCATACTGTTTTGCCTCATCTTGGTGCTATACGGGTTACAGATACGGTGGCCCAGTGACATCGGATAGATGTCGTAGGGTTGGCACTGGGAGGGCGTATCGTTGGGCCTTAGGGTTGGAAGGGATTCCTTCGGAATCGGTTCCCTTCCCCTTACGGAACACCACTATGTTGAGACACATAGTTAGACAATACGACTACCCATTGACAACACTAAGTACAACTTATAGTAGGACTAATCTTCATCCCTTGTTATAGCGGAACATTTTCCTAAGTCCTTGATTTGTAAGGACCACGAGTTTTGCGAGGAGTGGGCGTTTCGGTGCTCACTTCGGGGCGGCTTGAGTGTGGCTTAGGGGTGGCTCAGGGTGTGCGCCCGTCGCCAGTTTGATTGCTTCCCGCGCCTGTTCTCGGGCCAGGAATCGCACCGTTTCGCTATGCGGGGACGATTCCACACGCTCAAGCTCAATGAGGGCCGCCAGGAGGTCCGGAGCGGCTCGGTAAACCGTGACACGCTTCCCTGTTGCTTCCCACTCCACGTAACCAGCCTGATTGAAGCCTTGAATTTTGGTAATCATCGTGTGAACCTCGCGTTCTTGTAGCGTTCGAGAACCGCGACCTTCGCAGCTAGGCGCAGAGTGTCTCGGGCGCGGAAGGCGCCAGCAATCGGCGCGAGTGAATGGATGTGACGCTGTTCCACCCGCACATAGGCGACATGCGACTCCGAGTCTTCCGGACTCTCCCCAGAGAAGGCCACATAAAGCGGCGCCCCAGTCCCCCAATAGGCGCCCCCGTTGTCATACCCGCCGCTGTCCAGGGCGACACGCTGAAGGCGAAACAGAGGTGCATCCGTGACCTGTCCGTCCGGGCCGTTGCGATACTCCGGCCGGCCCATGTGTGCGCCCCGGATGCTGAAGCCCTCCGAAAATTTGTGGTAGCTCATGTTGCTTCCCCTCGCGGATAGACGTAGTAAACCCCCCGGCCGTGCTTTGTGACGCCGTAGCCGCGCCGTTTCGCGGCCGCGATTACTGCGATCCCCCACGGCTTATAGCGGCCCGTTTCGACGTACACATAGCGATCAATCGCCTTAGGCTTTGCAGCGGCCCGGAGTAGTGCGGCCTCAAGGGCTGCGATCCCGAGTTGTGTGCTCATGCCGCTTCCCCTTGTGCGGCCCAGTAGGTCTGTGCGATACCGTCCGCCAGTTCCTCGGCAACCTCGCGCCAGTAATCTCCGCCGGACTCGACTCCCCAGAGAGAATCCGATTCGTCCGTCTCTTCGCCGTCCCCGTCAAGGCGGACAACCCGCACGCCGACATACACCCAGTCGCCGTTAACGAATCCGCGAAGGTGATTGAAGTCCGCGAGGACAGCGCGTGCCGCTTGCTCGCCCTTCGTGCCAGTCTTGTAGGGTGGCGCATCCCATCCGTCACGCTTGGCAATCCGCATAGCTTCCTGCCAGTCATAGAAGAACTGGGTATCGCGCCGTCCGGCCTGATTCAAAGGGCGTTCACCAGGGCGTTTGTCCGTCACGCCGTACGCGTGGCGCGATCCTTCGCGAACTGGTCCGTGGCCGTCTTCGTTGTCCCAAGGTGCGCCCGTACCCGCGTCCGTGTCCTGTTCGAGATAGACCGCGAAGTCCAGACCATTTACCGTTATCGTGTCGTGGCGTTCCATGTCACACCTCAAATCCGCAGGCACGCATAAAGCGCGACCATTGAAAGCGCGAGTTATCCGCGCTCGCCACACTGGCGAAGTTTTCCGCCGCGTCTTTGTAGGCGTCGATCTGCCCGAGGGTCCGAATAGCTGCGTCCGTGTTCCTCGGACTTGCTCGCATCGCCTCTGCGTGGTCTTCCCGCGCTTTCGACACGTCGTTGCGCATTTGTTGCGCGAAGGCTTCAAAGTGCTTTTTGCTCATTGGCATGGTGGCTACTCCAGTTCAGTGCGACAGTGCACCATCAAGGCCACGCCGTAACATGGCCTTTGTGTTGCGTTGTCACTGGATATTCAAGGCGAGCGAATCCCCTTAGGCTTTGTTGACCCAGTAGACATAACCCGCGACTGGCCCCGCCGTGAAGGTGTGGCGTACCAGGTTGATATCTTCAGCAAGGGCCGTGAAGTTTTCCGCCTCGTCTTCAGTCTCGGCCCTGTCCGCCATGCTTTCCAGTTCGTCCAGGATGTATTGCCGTGCGTCTTCGTCACTGGTGAAAAACGCAGGTTCACTGTCCGGCATGTATCCGGGCATATTCCATCCCGCCGCATATAGCTCAATGTCGTTTGTGTAGTGCTCAGCTATCTCCTGCCACTGGACCTTCTCCAGGGCATGCGTAAGCAGGTCCGACAGTGCACCACTAATCCCTGTCGCATCCTCTGCGCCCTGTTCAAACTCTTCGCGCATCTCGTCCGCGAGGTTTCGCGCAGCCTCTTCGCGCGCATCGTCTGCGCTGTTACCGTCCGCTAGTTCATCCTTGAGCAAGTCTTCCGCACGTTCGCGCCAATGCTCTTGTGCGCCTTCATCGTTATCAATCCAGAGGTTGACAACCCATGTGGCGTAGTTCGTCCATCCGTTGTAGCTCTCGCGCTCCTTCTGTTCCTTCTGTGCGTCGCGCTGTCCGGACCGATAACCCCTAGTCCACATTTCGCGGACCAGGGCGTTAGAGTCAGAGGCGACAAAGGGCAAATTCTGGGTGTTGTGCATTTCGTTGTTTCCTTTCGAGTGAAGGCGGACAATCCACCGAGGTGCGCCCCGTTGACCAGGGCGCAGGCCGTTAGACTGTCAATCGGTGGCTTGCTCGATTCGGCCGAAGTATTCCGCGCGGATGTCCCCGTCCTTGAACATCGTTACAGGCTCGCCAGACGCCCTTCCGTGTGGTGCTTTGCTGTCTCCGATGGCGCGACGATATTCGCGCCACGCTTCGAAGCCGTTGTTCGTCTCACACACATGTCCAACGTTTCCGACGACTATTTGATATCGTTTCATGATGTTCCCTGTTAGGTTGTCACTGTACAAATCGGGCAAAACAAACCCGATGGATGAGGATTGCAGGAGGGATGCACAGGACAATGATTACGATAGTCACGGCGTCACCTCGGCATACATTGCGCGTACAGTCTCCGTCTCGGCCAAGAGTCCGCACACCTCGCAGATTCGGAAATCCTTCGTGTCTTCGCCCATGTCGGCCCAGTGCGAGAACCTGAAACCTTCTGGGGCCTGTCCTTGCGCCCACTGTTCAAACTCTTCTAGGTTAAGCGCTTCGTCGTCGTCAAGGCCGGACACATCCCCATTGATGAGGCCGGACAGGTAATCTGTAGACACATCAAAATCTCTGTGCTCGAAATTCATGCTGGCACCACCCCTTTACGTGCCGTCTCAATGTCTGCCAATGCGAAGTGAAGCGCTTCACGTGCGCCCTTCGGCATGCTTTCTATCCTTGCGTCAGAAGGGCAGTAGGAGCGTAGTGTCTCAATTGCCCGAAGCGCTGCGGCAAGCGCCTTATCATCGGCCACGATACGTCCCATGCTTCCCGTAACCCTTCGCGCTGCGCTGTCGATCTCTTCGATCTCCCACAGTTCGGTAACATCGTCCCACAGGGCCGCCCGCGCTTTGTCGATCTCCTTTTCGATCTCTTCACGCTTCGCCACGAGCGCCGCAATGTGATCGACCTGCGAAAGGATAGGCGTGCCTACCTCAGGTAGTGCATGGGCTAGTCCCTCGACTTGTACGGACCACTTAACGCCATTGCGCATTAGGGTGTATTCACGAACAGGCATCTTCACATCTCCCAGTCTTCCGGCATGCTTGCCGTATGTCTATCCTATAGCATCCTGTGTGCCAACTCTTTGACACAATGTCACTGTACAGACGAAACCCTAGGCGAAACAATGAGTTAGCCCAGTGCGCGCCCCTTCGCCCACTCTGGCACAGTCCGAGCGCCCTTCCTGGCAGTGTAAAACTATCCGACAGGGCGCAAAGGTGAACTCTATGTAAATCAATGGGTTGCGCGTAATGTGGGCCTGTCGGCAAACCTTACACATTCAGGGCTCAGGTCGTGATAGTGTTACGAATCAATGAGTTACTGTACTTGGCAGTGTAAAGCCATCCGACAAAGGCAAAAAACAGGGGCGCACGAAGGTGCGCGCACCACATCCTGGCGCACACCCTCGGCCCCTCGTCCGCCATCCTGGCGCACACCCTCGGCCCCTCGTCCTGGCAGGTCGGATAGTCAATCCGTGCGCCCCTCGGCCGAACCCCTAGACAATCAAAGGGTTGCGCCCCTCGTCCGCCTAGTGTGCCGCCCCGGTGTGCCACCTCGGCCACCCTGGCGCACGCCCTCGGCCCCTCGTGGCGCACCTCGGGCAGGGCGCGATTCGCCGGCCCTGCGGTGGCCGTGCGGGGGGATTCGCGGTCGGGCGGGCGGTAATATAGCCACACGGAAAATCCCGTATTTTTCATCCGAGGCTTTTAAACGCCCTAGGATCGACGAACGGTCCATCCCTAGGCTCACCCCTTAGCCAACCCTCCGCGTGCCTTGGCGCCCCCGCGGCGCGGTCCGCAGGGGCCTTCCCTCCGCCTTACTGGCCGTCCACCTTCTCGGCCGCCACCAGGCCAGGGTCTTCACCCTTCCGCATGCGGTCCCAGTGCTCCACTCCGACGAACTTCAGGCCGGCCGCCAGGGCTTCCTTGAGCTTGTCCTGATCCTTGATCCCGAGGAGCAGACACGACGCCCTGTCCAGACCGAGGTCCCGAGCGATGCGGTCTGGGTTGATCCGCGGGAAGGAGCCGTCCATCTGGACGGTGGTGTAGCCTTCGACCACGACCCACGTCTTCCCGACCAACGACTCGGCAGGGAGCTTGCGATCCGGGGTCCAGGTGGCGCCGGGTTTGACCACTTCAGTGACCTTGGCGCCGCCAGGGCCTTGCGCTACGACCCGCGTTACGGCCTCCTGAGGGCCGGCCTTGGGTTGATCTTTCGCCGGCTTGGTGCCGGCCTTCTGGTTGCTGTTGCTCATGAGTACCTCGTTGAAAAGTAGTGTCCCTCGTCCTCGCCTCCGAGAACTTGGTTGTTCAGAACGCGGCCGGTACGGACTCCCGCAGTGCCGGCTATTCGGCACGTCTCGATGAAGTCTTCCAGTTGCGCGTCCAGTTCTTCGTCCAGCTTCTCCTTGCGGGATTGCGCGGAGTCGATCATCAAGCTGGCCGCCAGGCTTGCCACTGCGCCGGCCACTGCGTCGAGCCTATCGTCGTGCGTCAGGCTGCCCTTCTCGCGGGAGACGTGGGTGAGTTGGTAGATGAAGGTCTGATCCTTCGCCACTGACTCGTCCACCACAAGACGGTGCTGATTCATGACAGGCTCAAGCGTGTCGATGATCCGGACCTCCTTCTGGGTCTGGGACCACTCGGCCTCATCGACCGCACAGGACCATCCCTTACCCACCCTTGCGAGGACGGGGGAGAATGCGCTGATCCAGATCACCCCACCGTAGTTGGGCTCGACCAGAATGTTGCTGACGTTGTACGCCTTGGCGTCCATAGCGATCTTCTCCATCGCCGTGTTCACGTCCCCGGCGTGGCCGCCGACCTTCAGGACGTACAGCATGCCGTGAAGCTCTGCCACGACGGCCCACGCAGTCTCGTCCTTACCGCGGCCCGAAGGGTCCACGAAGAGCGTCTTTGCGGTGTACTCCCGCCACTCCTTATCGACGAACAGAGGGCCGATCAGGTAGTCGCCACTGAAGCCGACGTTAGGGATGTCGCTGCGGACGTTCTTCTTGTCCGAGTCCTTGCCCCACTGAACGGTGAGCGGCGCCTTCATGAAGTTCGTGCTCATGACGATGAGGTCGAACTGCTTGAGCGGGTAGCGCTCCGCGTCCGACAGCGTCGTGTCGAGCATGTACTGAAGGGCGAACCACGAGCGACCCTTGGCCTCACGGGCGGCCAGTTGGACCTCCCCGAAGCGCATCGGATCGGTGGGCCGCATGGACAACTCAGGGTGGGCGTCCAGTGCGCGTAGGGCCGGCGCGAGGGTGTCGTGACGATCCCCGCTGTCCCGCGTGTGGATGTACGTCGGCCGCTTGTCGATCTTCGGATACCGCGCCGGCCACACGAAGGCGTTGAAGCCCCGCTCCCGGATCAGGCGGTTGTAGATCGACTCCTCGGTCTGAGGCGTCCCTAGGAAGGTGATCTGGGTCCCGGACCCTGGCAAGATGATCGCGTCGAACTCGTTGACCAGGCGCAGTAGAGACTCACGCGCCTCCTCGGTCTTGGAGTTGTCCGGAATCTCAATGTCGTCCGGGAAGATGCGAGTCGCGCGGGAGCCGGTGATCTGGCCCGTGATGCCGGCGGCCTTCAGGCTTGGGCTCTGGGAGATCGAGTGGCCGGCCACGTCGAATCGGTCGATCTGGTCGCGGGAGGTGGAGGTCCACCCCGGCGCCCCTGGTCTCAGGTGGGCCAGGATGTCCATCGTCATGATGAGGGACTTGGCCTGAGCCACGAACTCCTTGGCCTTCGGTCCCGACGCCGAGACGATCAGAATCTTCTCGTTGATCGGGTCCCGCAGGAAGAGCCAGGTACAGAAGGCCGCGGAGATGTACGACTTGCCGATCCCGCGGAATCCCTCAAGGATGTCCGAGCGGTAGGTCTCCCGCGGCTCATCCAAAGGCCGGCCCTGCGCCTGCTCTTCGGCCGACACATCGTCCCACTCTTCGTCGTACCGCTTGACGATCCTCCCGCTTGGCAGTTCGATGAATCCGAAGTAGCCGTGTTGCAGGAAGTACGCCATCTCGTACTGGGCGTTCGTTGGGTCAGGGAGCCCGAGGTGCTCCCACACCAGGTACAGGTAGTTCCGGAAGTCCGACCGGATCGGATCGCCGGGGAAGGCGTACCACGACGGCGACGCAGGTTCACCGCTCACGGCGGACTCTACGGCCGCCGCAAGGGGGTCTTTGCGCAAGGCTTAGTGCTTCCCTTTGGCTCCGAAGGGGAGGCCATCCATGTGCTTCTTGAGGAGGCCCGTGGGTGATCCTGCGGCGGGGAGAGTGGCCGGAGGGTGATCCTTCAGGTACGCACGCGCGACCGCCAGGTAGGCGGCCGGCGGCGGATCGAGGTGCACCTCGCCAGTTTCTTCGTCCTTCACTGGGACGCCCGAGGTGATGACCTTGTGCAGCACCGTAGCGAGTTCGTCACGGATGTCGTCCGAGGTCGGGACGCGAGGCTTGTTGATGTCTTCCATTTCTATGCGGGCCACCCGGTCGAGTAGTCGTAGCGAGCGACTTCGTCGAACGTGGTCAACTGGTCGATAGCGTCCTGATGCTTTCCCCGGTTGCCCGCGCACTTCGCGGCGTAAGCCGAGAACGCATCGCTGTTTTGCTTGACCCGCGCCACCACGCTCGCGAGCGGGCGTCCGCTTGCCTGCGCCTCTGCTGCCAACAGAGGGCAATTGCTCGCGTTCGGGTTGCTCTGGCTTGCCTCGGAGCGCTTGATAGGCCATGTCGATGCTTCTCCAGCCGAGTAGTTTTCCGACAGCAGGAATGCATCCTGTTGCTGCCGCGCACGGTCTGCCACCTGCCGCTTGAGCCACGCTTTGGCTTCAGCGACGGTGTACGCGTTGATGATCGCCTGTGCTTCGGCTTCGCGCTTGGGGTCGCCTAGCCCGCCCCACGCGCCGAGGCGAGCCATGAGGTCGGGCCATGCGAAATTGCCTGGGTAGTTAAGCGCCATGATTAGGCTCCGTACATCAGAAAATGACGAGACGACACAAGCATCACATAATCGGATGCGGTGCTAAGTTGCAACCTGCACCCAAAATACTGATCGGCTGTTGTGTCATAGCTGGCGTATATGCCAGCGTTTCCAGAAGGCCCGTAAGGTGTGGAAAAACTTCTTGGCGTAATCGACTGACTGCTTGTGGAGTTGACGTTGCTGATTTCAAGCGCCGCGCCGGCCGTAGCAACTGATGTCATTGTTCCCGCTATTCCAGTTCCTCCCGCCAATCCGATAGCGCCACCAAACAGGAGGTTTAAAGTTTTTGCGTTGGCCGATGAATTTGATTCAAATCGATACAACGATTCCATCCGGCCATTTCGCCCTAAAGAATTGCCGGGAAGAAGGAATTGAAACGCCGTAATGTCCGATCCCGTCGTCTGCGTCACCAACCCCACACCTGCGCCGAATGCGGTAGGTGAGGTCGGCACCGCCAACCGAGGATCGCCCGATGTGTACTGGTTGTTGTAGACCGTGCCCGCCGTCGTGCTAGACGCGACGAACCAGAACCACCCCGCGCTTGCTTGTCCAGAGTACGTGCCTGCCGGAAGGTACAGCCACCCACCGCCCGAGTATGTGGTCGGCAGCGTTGCCAACGTGCTGATCGCGCCCGCCGCACCTGCCGTGAATTGATTCAGACCGCCGCCTGCGGTGCCGCCCGCGAGGATGAACGGGATGGCGGATTGAGCGAGAATCTCCGGAGCGTCTCCGCTGACTCCCGCCATCCTCGGATTGATAACTGCCGGCATCCTATCGATCCTTCAGAGCCGTGTTGACGCGCACCACCGCGCCCGTCCCAGAGATGGCCGTTACGCGAGCCCGAATGAAATTCCACCGGGCCTTCATCTGGAACCCGTCTGCAACAGCCGAAGTTCCGAGGGTGAGCGAGATGGTCCCGATGGGAGTAGCCAGCGCGTTGACGCCGTCGTCCGACGCCTCGATGACCACCGTGACAGCCCCGGCGCCGGCCGAGGTGTTGCCCTGCGCGGTGACGCCAGTCTCCGCGAGGTCCTGCTTCATCCACCCGTCAGAGCCGGTGGTCGTGCGTTCGTTTGCAAGCAGCATGCTTATTCCTTGTTGACGTATTTCTGGAAGAGCTTCTGGAGCCCTTCAGTGCCGAGCGTGGCGACGAGCGCCGAGATGCCCGTGAGAACGAATGGGTTGAGGCCAGGGACCACCGCAAGGGTGGCCGCAGCGGACACCGCGAGGACGGCGTTCGCGATCGCCTTGCCGACTGTCGAGCGCACCGTCACCGGGTCCTTCGACATCAGCACTTGGGCGACACCTACGGCCGCGCCTATGGCCGCCATCCGGGCCAGGAGAGAATCTGAGTCAGTCATCGTTATGTCGGCGCAGGGCCGGCTTGAGGTTGTTCTTTGGGAGGCCGCTGTAGGACCCAACGCCAGAGCGCAGGGTTGTCCCTCATGTGGCCGAGTAGTGAGCGACCGAGCACCGTAGCGACGGCCTCTTCGGTCTTCGCGGGAAGCGGTAGCCCGGTCATGTAGATCAGTTGGTGCAGGACTTCATGGATCAACGTCTCGCGCTTCAGGTCGTGGGCCAGCGGCTCCTCGACACTGATGATGCGCTTGACGTTGTCCGTTTCGCCGTACCTATCGCCGCCCGCAACGAGGGGCGGAAAGGAGACCGCGTAGGCGGTCCCCATGAACCTCGACTCGACAGGCTCGCGCATTACATCCGCTTGCGGGAGATGATCGGAGTGCCGGTGTACGTAATGACCGCGGCTTCGTTGGGACCAAGCTGCACCTGGCCCGGACCCGCAACTAGGACGGTTTGGCCTCCGACCTTCACATCCGAGATGGTTCCGTTGTAGAAGTAGAGCGTCTCCGGAGTGTGGCCCGCGGTGATGGTCATAGGGGAGCCCGTCAAGGCCACCCCAAGGGGGGCGCCATAGTTGTACCCGAGGTTCCCTATTACCTGCACGTCGGTGCCCGTACCGCTGTCCACCAAGCCGGCCGTAGCGTTGCCACGCAGGTTGCACCCGATGATGTTGTATCGGTTGGAAGACGCGGCGTCCACGCTGATGCCGTTGTTATTCGGTCCGCGGCCCGCGATGTTGCCGGCACGGAAGCCGACAATCGACCAATCCGTTGTTCCGGCCGCCGCCCTGATGCCGGACGCAGTGTTGCCCCCGGCGTGGCCGCCAATTACGGACCAGTTCTTGACTCCCGTCCCATCCACGACAAGCCCGCTGTCGCCGTTGTCCGTGAACTCACAACCGTCCAGCACAATGCCGTCAACCGTTCCCGCGCCAGTGCGCCCGATGTAGAGC